CCTCAAGCTCGTCACTGGCAATCCTGGTAAGCGCAAGCTGAACGGTAAGGAGGCCAAAGCAAAAGCATCGATACCTGCACCGCCGGTCCATCTCACCGCCGATGCGGTCGAGGAATGGAACCGGGTTGCAACGGATCTCTATAATCTGGGAGTTCTTTCCGAGATCGACCGGTCGGCCCTAGCTGCCTATGCGCAGGCCTATGGCCGCTGGGTCCAGGCGGAACGGGCAATCGCTAAGATGGCGCAGAAGGACCAATTAACAGGCGGCCTGATGATCAAGACTACCAACGGCAACGCGATCCAGAACCCTCTGGTTGGCACCGCCAACAAGGCAGCCGCGGACATGATGCGCTACGCTGCAGAATTCGGGATGACGCCCAGTGCCAGGAGCAGGATCGCGGCCGCGCCGCCAGAAAATGGGGGAGACCCCGCCGACCGCTTCTTCGCCTGATCGCACGCTGGCTTATGCCAAGGCCGTCGTGTCAGGCGAGACTATCGCCGGGCCGCATGTTCGCAACTCTTGCCAAAGGCACATCGCGGACCTGAAGCGCAAGGATGGCATCTGGTTCGACCAGACGGCCGCCAATCATGCCTTTGCCTTTTTCGAGGAGGTACTGAAGCTTTCCGAAGGCCAGTTCGAGGGCCAGCCTTTCCAGCTGGAACCAAGCCAGGCCTTCATCATCGGTTCGCTATTTGGCTGGAAGCGCAAGGATGGCAGGCGCCGGTTTCGCCGGGCTTACATCGAACAGGGCAAAGGTAACGGCAAATCTCCGATTGCCGGCGGCATTGGCGTTTATGGGATGACAGCCTGCAAGGAGGCGGGCGCTCAGATCTATGCGGCTGCCGCCAAAAAGGAGCAGGCCAACATCCTGTTCCGTGACGCGGTAAAGATGGTGCGGCAATCCCCAGCGCTGGCCCGTCGGTTGGAGTTCTCCGGCGGTCCGGGCCGCGAGTTCAACATAGCGCATTTGCCGTCGGGCAGTTTCTTTCGCCCGGTGTCGCGCGATACGGGCAAGACAGGGTCAGGCCCTCGACCTTACTTTGTATTAGCGGACGAGGTCCACGAGCTACCGGACCGCTCTATTATCGAAATGCTGGAGCGCGGTTTCAAGTTCCGCCGCGATCCGCTGCTGTTCATGATTACCAATTCAGGGTCAAACCGAAATTCAGTCGCCTGGGAGGAACACGAACACGGGGTCCGTGTGGCTGCGGGCAATCCCGATGCGGTGCTGGACCCGACTTACCTCGGCCAAGTCATCGACGACACGACGTTCAGCTATGTCTGCGCGCTCGATGAGGACGACGATCCGCTGACTGATCCCAGTTGCTGGATCAAGGCTAACCCGCTCTTGGGCGTGACGATCACCGAGCAGTATCTCTCCGAAGTTGTGGCCCAGGCTAAAGCCATCCCGGGCCAATTGAACGGGATCTTGCGGCTTCACTTTTGCATCTGGACCGATGCCGAAACCGCCTGGATGGCGCGTTCGACGCTGGAACCATTGCTGGCCGAGTTCGATCCTAAAGGGGGACAACCAGTCTGGCTTGGATTGGACCTCAGCCAGAACCGGGATTTGACTGCACTGGCCGGCGTCCAGCGCAATGGCGAAAAGGATGGCAAGCCGTGTTTTGATGCTTGGGTCGAGGTCTGGACGCCGGGCGATACGCTGTCGGCGCGGGTGCTGCGCGACAAGCAGCCCTATGACTTATGGGTCGCTGGCGGATTTCTGAATGCGCCCCAAGGCGAGAACATCAGCTTGCGGCAAGTGGCGCAGGCGCTGGCTGAACTGGACAGCGATTACCGCGTCGAGACCGTGGCCTACGACCGTTATGCGTTTCGCCGATTTGAAGAGGAAGTCTGTGACCTTGGCCTATCGGTCAATTTTGTCGAACACCCACAAGGCGGTACAAAACGCGGTAAACCAAAGGACGGGATGAGCGAAGGACTATGGATGCCAGGCTCACTGCGGCATCTAGAAGAACTGATCCTTGAAGGTCGGATCCGCCTCAAGCGCAATCCGGTGCTGATATCGGCAATGATGTCAGCAGTCACTGAGACCGATCGCTGGGACAACAAGTGGCTTTCCAAGCAGCGGGCCATCAACAAGATCGACGCAGCTGTGGCGCTGTGTATGGCAGTGGGGGCAGCAATGGCAGGCGACACCTCCGGCTCGATCGATGACTGGCTAAAGAGCCTGCACGCATGAACCTATTTCAAAAGGCGCTCGGATACGTCGCCCGCTCGATAGGGCTTACCGATCCGCGCCTTACCCAGGCAGTCGGTGGCCGCATGACTACTACTGGCGAAGTGGTATCCACCGCCTCGGTGTTGGGCCTCGCTTCAGCTTGGGCCTGCGTCAACCTGCTTGCCGGCACGATCGCTTCGCTACCGCTCATGGTCTACCGAACCCGGGGCGGCGCGAGGGTGGTTGCAACCGATCATCCGCTGTACATGATTTTACATAACAGCCCGAACGCTGATCAGACCGCGGTCGACTTTTGGGAGTTCATTTGTGCTTGTATCGAACTTGGCGGTAACGCCTATGCCGAGATCATAAGGTCCAGCGATGGCCGAGTGATAGCGCTCAGTGTGCCCATCGCTCCGGAAATAATGACTGTTCGCCGCCTGCGTGACGGCAGTCTGCAGTATGAATGGTCTGACAACGGTATCCGTTTGGTCGCTGCCCAGGAAAATATGCTTCACATCCGCGGATTTGGCGGCAATCCGCTGGGCGGGCTCTCGACATTGTCGTTTGGCCGCCAAACCTTTGGGTTGGCCCAAGCCATTGAACGCGCCTCAGGCGATACGTTCCGAAACGGAGTCCGGCCTTCGGGCCTCCTGAAGACGGCAGACACGCTGACACTCGATCAGCGCAAACAAGCCGAGGAACTGCTGCAGGAGAAGTTTGCAGGCGCCATCAATGCCGGGCGGCCCATGCTGCTCGACCGAGGCATGGACTGGGTTCAGCTTTCGATTAGCCCGGAAGATGCGCAGATGCTGCAGAGCCGCGCCTTTTCGGTTGAGGAGGTCTGCCGGTTTTTTGGCGTGCCGCCGTTCATGGTTGGCCACACTGAGAAAACCACCAGCTGGGGTACAGGCCTTGAACAGCAGACATTGGGGTTCCAGAAGTTCACGCTTCGCCGGCGCCTCAAACGCATCGAGCAGGCGCTTGCTAAACAGCTTCTATCGCCTGCAGACCGTCAGGCCGGGATCGTTATCGAGTTTAACCTAGAAGGCTTGCTGCGCGGCGATAGCGGCGCGCGCGCTTCCTTCTACCAGCAAATGCTAAGCAACGGCGTGATGACTATCAATGAGGTGCGCGCGCTTGAAAACCTTGCACCTGTCGAAGGCGGCGAGGTGCCGCGGATGCAAATGCAAAATGTTCCCATCAACCAGATCAGCCCTGGATTGGGGCAATCTGGCACGTCTGCTGGTCTACCTGTGCCTGATAATGGAGTTACTGCATGAACCACCTGGATTTCATCTTAGATACAAAGGCCGTTACTGACGATGGCCTGATCGAGGGGATCGCCGCAGGCTATGGAAATATAGATGCTGGCGGCGATGTTATTGTTCCAGGGGCTCTAAACCGATCGCTTAAAGGCCGTAAGTCAGTTCCCATGCTGATGTTCCACGACCAAACGCGTCCGGCAGGTGTGTGGACTGAATTTGCAGAGAGCCGCGAGGGACTGATCGTCAAAGGCCAGCTTTCGCTATCATCTCAATCTGGCCAAGAGGCTCATGGGTTGGTCCGTGATGGCGCGATTGGCGGGCTATCCATTGGTTATAGGACTATCCGCGAGCAATTGGTGGGCAAGACCCGGCAACTGCTCGAACTTTCACTTTATGAAGTGAGCCTGGTTACCATACCAATGAACGAGCGGGCGGTCATAACCAGTGTAAAATCGATCCTCGAAGATGGCCGCCTGCCAACGCTTCGTGAATTTGAGCACTTCCTGCGTGAGGCAGGGTTCTCGAAAAGTCAGGCCACCGCAATTGCGGGTAAAGGTCTGGTGCCGCTGTTCCGGAGCGAGTCTGGCAGCAACTCCTCCGACTTTCTGTCGGCCTTGATGGCGCAAATACGCGCCTGACCAATATCCCACGACTAAGGACTATTATATGAGCGATCAAAAAACGGCCGAGCAGCTTGCCGGCGAAGTCAAAGGCGTGCTTGATGCCCGCTACCATGAATTTCAAGCCAGTCTTGATGGCAAACAGGCAGAGTTGCGCTGTATGCTCGACACGCAGCATGACGAGATCAAATCTGATCTTGATAGCAAACACGACAAGGTAAAGGCCTTGGCCGAAGAGGCGCTGGGCAAAGCACAGCGCGGCGAAGATTTATCTGTGGCCACAAAGCAGCTAGCAGATGAGGCACTGACCGCGCTTAACAATGCTAAAGCCCGCCTTGACGAGGTCGAGCAAAAGCTTGCCCGCAGGGTAGCCGAAGATACCGCCCCTCAATTCAAGACCATCGGCGAACAGGTTGTAGCAGATGACGCGATTAAGGCATTTTTGGGCAATAGCACAGTGCGGGGCCGCGCCAGTGTAGAGGTAAAGGCTATCATCTCGGCGCTTACCACTGACGCTAATGGCTCGGCGGGCGACCTTATCGTGGCCGACCGTCTGCCTGGCATACTAATACCAGGCCAGCGTCGTCTGACCGTGCGCGACCTGCTGACGCCAGGGCGGACTGCTAGCAATTCAGTGCAGTATGTTAAAGAGACCGGCTATGCCAATGCGGCAGCTTCGCTTTCGGAGACCGCAGGGACAACCAAGCCGCAGTCGGACATTAAGTTTGATGTACTGACCAGTAACGTCACGACGATCGCGCACTGGGTTTTGGCGACACGCCAGATCCTTGATGATGTGCCAATGCTTCAATCCTACATCGACGGACGTCTTCGTTACGGATTGGCGCTTGTTGAAGAAAACCAGCTGCTAAACGGCAGCGGAACAGGCACGGACCTTGCCGGCATTTACACTCAGGCAACAGCCTTTGCGCCGCCGATTACGATCCCTGCAACGGTGACCCGGATTGATGTGCTGCGCCTTGCAATGTTGCAGACAGCGCTCTCGGAACTGATGTCAACTGGCGTAGTGCTCCATCCTGCAGATTGGGCAGCCATCGAACTGCTTAAAGATAGTCAGGGCAGGTTTATTGTTGGCAACCCGCAAGGCACTCTTACGCCAACGCTTTGGGGGCAGCCGGTAGTCTCCACGCAGTCGATGGCAACTGGCAAGTTCTTGACAGGTGCGTTTCAACTGGGTGCCCAGATTTTCGATCGCATGGATGCAGTGGTCGAGATTTCTACCGAAGATGACCAGAACTTCCGCAAAAACTTGGTGACAGTGCTGGCAGAAGAACGCCTTGCGCTTGCGGTCTACCGGCCCGAAGCCTTTGTGAAGGGTGACTTTGCGGCCGCAGCGACGGCAGCCACCAAGATTTGATAAAAGAGGGCCGGCTTTTGGGCTGGCCCTTCATTTTATAGGAGTACGCCCCCATGTTTTTAAAGGCACGCGATACCATTCACGTAAGTAGCGTGAGTTCAGATAATATTATTACCGGTCAGACCTTCGAGATCGACGCATTGGCAGGAGCGAGCCTCATCAAGCGGGGTCTTGCCACTGAAGTGGTGGGGGCAGCGGTAAAGTCAGAGCTTGGCGCGCTATCCAAATCTGAAACAACGCCCAAGGCAAAGCAGCAAGAAACGCCGAACGTCTTGACCAAATCTGCTGCGAACATTGCCAACAAGGCTGGTTGATGTCCGAGATACTCGTCATCGCTCCGCCACAGGACAGAGCCGTGACGCTTGAGGAAGCCCGGCAGCAACTGCGACTTGATGCAAGGGATGAGGATCTCTTGCTGGGCGCTAAACTTGATGCAGCTCAGGCTGAGCTTGAGTTGCAAACCGGGCTTACTGTGCGAACAGACCCTCGAATTGCAGCTTGAAGGCTGGGAAGACGAAGTCACTGTGCCGGTCCGGCCCTGCACAGTAGCTGAGATCCGCTTCACTGCGGCAAACGGCAACATGACCGTCCTGCCGGAGAGTGATTATGTCGCTCGTCGGCGCAATGGGTTTACCCGCATCCGCCCGGCTTCGGCCACATCATGGCCAGAGCTTGGCACAGACGGTCTGATCCAGATCACCTTGTCAGCCGGATTTTCAGACACAGCCCCTGATCTCCAGATCGCCCGGGCCGCGATCCTGGTCAAAGTTGCCTCTATGTTTGAAAACCGTGAAGGCGCGCCCTGTCTCGCCTTCGAGAGCCTCTTGGGACAGCTCAAATGCCGCTGGATCTAGCCTCGAGCCTCGACACAAGGATCCGGATCGAGCGCAAGTTGGTCACACGGGACCCGCAATACGGAACCGAACAGGTCACTTGGGGACAGTTTGCTTATGTCTGGGCCGAGGTGAGGGACATTCTTCCATCTAAGGCTGAACGTTTAGCGGACAGTGTCCAGATTGCTCGCAGGCCTGCGCGTATCCGGATTCGTTATTTGGCGGGGCTCGTTGCTGATATGCGCGTCATCTTCGACAATCGCATTCACCAGATTGTCTCTGGCCCGGCGACGCTTGGCCGGCGCGAGGCCATGGAAATCATGGTCGAAGAACACTCCAGTCAAGGAACCGCACCATGACTATAAAGTTGAAGGGCGGACCTGAACTGCTGCGCTTGCTTGATGAACTGCCCAAGAACCTTGAGCGCAACGTTATCCGCGGCGGGCTTCGCGCTGGCGCCAAGGTGATCCAGCAACAGGCGAAGGCCAATGTCCCTGTCCGCACAGGCAAGCTCAAGACGGCGATTGGCATCGGTACGCGGGTTGAGGGCAGTAAGCTCTCCTCCTACGTTAAACTGCGCGGAACAGGCTCATATGTTGGCCTGTTCATCGAATATGGCGTTGCGCCGCACCTGATTTCGGTTTCCGATGCAGACAAGCCAGTCCGCGAGACACGCCGCGGCCCCCGCGCAGTGTCAATCGGTACGATCAACAAGATGGTGAAACGAGGCAGCCTGAAGATTGGCGAGAACTTCGTCGGTTCCGTGGTGATGCACCCGGGCCACTCTGCCAAACCGTTTCTGCGCCCGGCTCTTGATCAGAAGGCCGAGGAAGCGGTGGGCGCCATGGGCGCCTATATCGCCCACCGCGTGCAGATTGGTGATCTCAAGGCTCCCAAGCTTGAGATCGACGACGAATGAACGGGGTTATTGCGGTCCGATCTCTCCTGGTAGGCGACACCGGGGTGGCGGCGATTGTGCCTGAAGCGCGTATTGCCGCTGGAATGCTGCCCCAGGGCACAGACTTGCCGGCGATATCGCTGATGTCGGTCAGCAGCGCCGATCGCAACATCCCGGCACCGAGCCACAAACGCCGGGTGACCGAGCGCGTGCAGGTGACCGTGCTTGCGGCGTCTTACCGCCAAGTAAAAGCCATTCTCTCGGCTGTCCGCAGGGCTACTGCCGACCAGATGCCCACCATCGACGGGCTCTTTGACGTGACCGTCCACACAGACACCGCCGGACCAGATTTCGTCGATGAGGAAACCGGCATCCATATGCAAAGCCAAGATTTGCGCGTTTCATTTAACGAGGTTTGGCTAACCTCACCTTTATAAGGACCTAATATTATGACAGTTCGGACTTCTGCTGGCACCACATTGAAGGTGTCGGTCTCATCTCCTGCGACCTTTGACGCCACAGGCTACAACGCGCTTACCATGACTTTGGTCGGCGAAGTTTCAGACCTTGGAGAGTTTGGCCGCGAGTTCAATCTTGTGACCTTCAACCCTGTTGGCAGCCGCGGCGTGGTCAAGAAAAAGGGCAGCTTCAATCAGGGCACGATGACGATCCAAATGGGTCTTGATACCGATGATAGCGGCCAGATCCTTCTGAAATCTGCATCTATGTCCGATGCAGATTTCAGCTTCCTTGTCACCACCCAGAACGGCGACAAATACTACTTTCAGGCGCA